CAAGGCCCTCTGCAATGCACCTTTCTCCCAGAATATCCCTTCTGTACCACACTGACCCGACATCATAGGTGCTCTCTATCTCCTTCCGCCTCTGCTCAGTGATAGATAGGTTGTCAGCAATCGTGAAGTGCTGATAGTTGTATCCTCCGACATACCTTGATGGGAACACATCAATGTATCTCGTATAGATCGGGTGTGACGGATAACACGGGTTCAGGTCCCACAGAATATACGGATCAAGGGAAGCAGCCTGCCTGCCCATTGCGACCTTTATAAAGGATGTCCGCGAATCGTCACTGTCATAATGCTCATTGATCTCCGTTGCTATCCATATTCCATATGAGTTACCGAGAATCTTTTTGTATGAATCAGCCTTCCCGCCTCCGGCAAACACCACGACCTTATCGCCTGTCTGAGTGCTGATGTACAAAGCTTCATTATCCTTGTACTTGCCCCACCTGCACCGACCTCTGAAAAGATGCTCAAGCCCGAAGCCATTACAGTCTCCGATATTCATCTTGGCATTCGCTATTGTCGAGCCTGACGCGAGGTGGATCTTGTCCCGCACTCTTTCCAACAGCGCCGCGGCGATGATGCAGTGATCTATCGTCTTGCCCGATCTGATCGCGCCCTCTGCCACTGACATCTTGCTGTGCAGAGCCGTCTTGATGTATCTCTTATGCTTTGCAGAGAATGGCTGCCATTCAATCGTCGTTTTCTTCATCTTTCAGCATCTCCGCCAAAGGTGTAAGATCCTCGACTTCTGTTACAATCTGTTCAAATCTGTCTGTCTGCCCCAGATAGTTCTTTCCAAGGAATATGGCCATTGCCGCAGACTTCTCTGCCAGTTTGAACTGGTTTCTTCTCAGACTCATTTTGCCCTTTGCGCTCTCTTTTTTATAGACCTCCGCAAATTTCAATCCATATGTCCTTTTGCACCATCTTTCTATGGTGTCCTCGGAACAGTCAAATACACCTGCGATCTCTTCCTTTGTGCAGAATATGCCGCATAACTTTTTGAACAGTCTTTCATCGATTTCAATTCGCTTTCTTCCCGCGCCCATGCTCACCCTCGCGTAATTTCAAAGCTTTCAAATAATCGCCTTGCTTCTTCATAATTCCTTTCTGCCACTGCCTTTTTGAACTTTCTGAATGCCCTCATTGTTTCAAAATCCGCGCATGTTGGATTCATGGCAGGTTTCCACCATTTTTCAACATCTGGCAGATACTTATTTATTCCCCATCCCGCCTTTTTGACATTGTAGTATTTGTCAGTGCCGTATAAGGCAATCAGATGTGCTTCGAATGCTTCTGCCTCAGACTGCGTGTCGCAATCAAAATATTCAATGAACCATCCTCTGTCCTTGCACCACTCATCATCGATTTCGTGAGACTGCAGTCTGTTTGACAGTTTCCCTTTCCGCACGATACCGACATATTTTATCTGCTCATCCTCTATGTCGGTATATCTGTAAACGCACAGCGTCTTTTCGGTTTCTTTGCGCGTTGTTCCCATGTTCAATCTCATTGCTCTATTCTCAACGCCTTTTTCCCAGTGAATTTCTCCCATCTTGCAATTATGACATCGCAATACTTCGGGTCGAGTTCTGCCATATAGCATTTTCTGTTCAACTGTTCACAGGCTATTAGTGTGCTACCACTACCACCGAATACATCAAGGACAATTTCGTCAAAATCTGTGCTACTTCTTATCGCCTTTGCAGATAAGGCTACTGGCTTTTGCGTCGGATGCACATATTCATTCGGATTATCTTTCTTTTGTTTCCAAATTGAATAATATTCTTTCTGTTCCAAAACAATTTTAAGCAGTTCTTCTTTTTTCATCTTTGATATTTCTGTGTTTGTAAAATTCCACACAGAACCGTATCTCTTCCCCCGTAATTCCTGCCCATTGTTGCAAACTAAAATCATTTCATAGTCTGTTGAGAATGTATGAAATAAATCTCCGATACCTCCGCCGCCTTTATCCCATATAATCACATTTGTTAATTCGTAATAATTTTTAAATAATTCAATCCATTTATCTGCTGTTTTCCAAGTAGTACACACATAAACAAATCCAACAACTGTATTTTTTATACTTTGAAAAAAGTCTAATATTTTATCGTCATTTTCCAAAACATCAAACTTTTCGCTTTGTGTTCGCATATTCGATTGATAATTATATCCATAGGGAGGGTCTGTGAAGACCATATTAGCCTTTACCCCATCCATAAGCCTGTCAATAACCGCAACATCCGTAGAATCCCCACATATTAAACGGTGCGAACCAATTTGCCACAAATCGCCAAGTTTGCACCGTGATTCGGCTTTTTCGGGCACTTCGTCCTCTTCGATTTCTTTTTCGTCCTCTAAAATGCCGTCAAGGTCAAATCCAAAGTCGAATCCATCAAAATCCAAGTCGTCCAGTTCCTCGGCCAGTTTCTCGAGGTCCCACGTGGCCTTTTCGCCCGTCTTGTTTGCGAGCAATCGGTACTTCTTTTTTTGCTCCTCCGTAAGCCCCGTGTACCGGATCACATCGGTTTCCGTGAATCCCTGCTGCCGCAGCGCCAGGAGCCGCGTGTGCCCGCTCAGGATGACGTTGTTCTCGTCTACCTCGATCGGGTCCAGGTCCCCGCACTGCCGTATGCTTTCCGCCACGTCGGGGACTGCTTCCTCGTTGTGACGTGGATTGTTGCCATACGGGATCAGGTCTTCAATTTTTATCTGTATGAACTCTTTTTTTACCACTTATTCAGCGTCCTCCACAAAAAAATACCTCAACCACGATGGTTAAGGTATTTTAGCTGAGACTCTTTAATTATTCAATTATCCGCTTCTGCCCATTCCCAGATATCCTTCATGCTGCATTTCTCTCCAAGGACGGACCTTGCCACTGCAATAGCCTCCATCCGTTTCACGATATTGCCATGTGGATCTTCCAGGATGATCCTCTTCGCCTCTTCCTCACTCATGCATTTCCGGTGCTCTGAAATATTCATAGATTATTATCCCCGCTATAAAAAATATGATTATCATTCTTTCCCCTCTCGGTTCAGTTCGTCTGCAAATTCCTGGGCCCACGGTTCGCAGTCAGAATATCCTATGCGTTCCCCTGTCTGCTTGTTGACTACTATGTACTCAGGTCCGTCCGGGCCCATCTCACTGATCACTGTCCACATCGCATAGCCTCCAGTATTGAGGCGATGTCGAAGTGTCTGCCGGTCTTCTCAAGGTCTTTGATAAGAACATCGTGATAAACGCATCCGTCATCGTCTATTCCGTCACACTGTTCTTTCATATTGTGTGGCTGAAAGATTCGGGTCACGATGAAGCAGTCACCTAACCAGTTGACCTCGTCTCCTACGTTGATTTCATTCTGTTTGCTCATGTCTCTCCTTCCGCTTCGATTACTGTTTCTGCATCAATTTCTAACTCGCACAACTGCTCGCCGTTGACTATATGATATCCGTCAGCATCGTGGTATCTAATTTCCGTGATTGTTTTTTCGGCTATCAGCCGTCCGTGCGGTGGCAGTTCGATTAGCGGGCACCAGTCTGGGATTGGTGCTCCATATGGTGCTATGATCCTTTTATCTTTATGTGCTTTAACCGCTTGACAGTGCATCGGATGTTCTGCGTGAAAACACGGACATAATCCGCATCGCTTTGGCTTTTCCATTGGTACTATGAAACTCATTCCGTCACCTCTCAATAATTAACAGCCTCTTGGCGATTGATAAAAAAGTGGATTCCTGGGCTGCACTCCTCCCACCTGTTCTCACAGAAGTTGTCAACGCTTACCGTTTTGCCTACCTCGTAAACAAAGTTCGAATCATAACCGCTCGCAACCTTTGTAACATTAGCTTTTGTGCCATCAATGTTCTGAATCTCAAGCACCTTTGCTTTGTTGCATCTGCATTTACGACCTGTTGCAGACAGCCTTTTTGCATCCTCTGGGATTTCAAGGACAACGATGTAACCAAACGCTTTTTTGAAACCTATGAACATCCCAAAATCGGGGCAAGCATAAGGGATATACGGAACATTCTTTGCTCCGCTCAGGTCGGCTCCGCTCAGGTCGGCTCCGCTCAGGCCGGCTCCGCTCAGGTCGGCTCCGCTCAGGTCGGCTCTGCTCAGGCCGGCTCTGCTCAGGTCGGCTCCGCTCAGGTCGGCTCTGCTCAGGTTGGCTCTGCTCAGGTAGGCTCCGCTCAGGTCGGCTCTGCTCAGGTAGGCTCCGCTCAGGCCGGCTCCGCTCAGGTCGGCTCCGCTCAGGTCGGCTCTGCTCAGGCCGGCTCTGCTCAGGTCGGCTCCGCTCAGGTCGGCTCTGCTCAGGTTGGCTCTGCTCAGGTAGGCTCCGCTCAGGTCGGCTCTGCTCAGGTAGGCTCCGCTCAGGTCGGCTCTGCTCAGGTAGGCTCCGCTCAGGTTGGCTCCGCTCAGGTTGGCTCCGCTCAGGCCGGCTCGCATGCTTTGCCAACCTTCGCAGTCCTCGTTCCACCAATGCTTGTGATTCTCAATGACCTCTGCCAACGTCTTATCGCCAATCTTAATATCTTCGGGTTTTCTCATTCCGTCACCTCTCTCTTATATTCCTTCAAAAACTCGCAGTTCTCACAGTCCATTGACGGATTGTCGCACTTCCATTTCGGGCAGTCCGCTTCGACCTCTCCTGCAAGCAGACAATCGGGATCGTCGCAGTCAGCGCAGAAATTGGTGCGAGTGCATCTGTTAATCTCTACCATCCGTCACCCCCTTGTAAGATTCTGGCAAGGGCATCCATGCGACAATTTTGTAATCTGGGAATGCATACTTCATATTCCAATCCCATTTCCCGTCGTATGTACAAGCAGTTACCGTCATCCTTTCGCCTTTCACTTCTACCGTGGCAAGAACATATTCTGACCGTTTGCTCGTTCCGAGTTTCTTTAGGATTCCTGCGTCTTTTTCTTCTGGCAGTCTCTCCGTCACTGGTATCCAGTGCGGTTCAGCGTCTTCTTTGCCTTGTCTGTATCCACGAAGATATGCCCCTATTGTGCCGATTGTTTCCTGACTTCCATCTTCTCCTGACAGTTTTGTATACAACTCGACATCTTCTCTCAGACTCATGTTGTCACCTCTCTCCTCTCTGCAAATGAGCAAAAATCAAGTTCGCCAATCGGGCTATGGTCAAACTTCATACAAATCCTACTGTCACCACTTGCAAATTTACACTCACGACACCGTATGATTTCGGGATGTGCGGACGGCAAACTGTTAATCCAATCATCAAGCCGCTTTTTATTGCTATCCGTTCCCATGCGGTACATTAAGTGCATATGCAGCGCATCAATCGCCGCCTGTCTGCTGATTAAGTCCGTGCCAACCTCTGCCAAGTTGTGACTTAACCACCTCCAACACCATCTCCGCACTAATCGGGTGCATGCCATCCTCGCTAGGCACTCCGTTCTGTATCACTCGTTCAAGGCGGTCTATTATTTCCTTTCTGCTTATCAGGTCACTCATACTGCTTCCCTCCTTCTTCTGTGCATCATATCATCAATATCCACACCGACTTCTTCCAGCGCCGCTTTACAGATCTTCTTCTGATTCCCTTTATATTCATCCTCAATCGCCTGGATCTGCTGATACACTCTCAGGCACCGGTCATACCCATATCCATATTTCCTATGCAGGCCGATCAAGATACATGCCATGATGCTCGGCCTTACCCATTTGATCTGCTGCTGCCTTAGATAAAGCCACTGCTCTTCCGTCATTTGCCCCAGCTTCTCCCCACTGAGGTATGGCACATCCCTCCAGCTTGTTCCGGACCCGTTCTGCACTTCAATCCCGGTCACTTCTTCACACATCTTAATGATGCTGGAATCATGATCCGCTGCACACTCCCTCCATGCATCCCACGTCACATCCACAAGCCTCGTTACCGCGGTCTTCTTCATTCCCCAGTGGCGGTACATTGCAAGAGCAAGTCCTGAGTAAAGGATCAGAGCCCATTTATCTCCCTCTTTTTCCAATTTTTTATATGCCTGAATATGCGCCTGTCTTCGCATCTTACACCCCTTTATAAATCTCAGTTATTGACGTTCCCACCGCATCGCAGAATATCTTGAGCGACAGCGCATTGGGAATGTACGTGCCATTGATCCATCGAATAATGGTCGTGCGGTCCTGCCCCGTCTCTCTGGCTATCTGCCGTTTGCTTTTCCCACACTTTTCATATGCCTTTCTGATGTTCTCTGATAATCTTTGTTTTGCATCCATAGTTTTTCCTTATAAGGGCCTCATATAGAGGCCCTCCCCGATCATACGAACGGAAGATTGTCCATATCCAGTTTCTCAACCATTCCGTCCGGAATGTCCATGAAGCCGTCTTCCTTTGCGTCTTCCTTTGCCTCCGGCTGCCGTCCATTGCTCTGTGCGTTCTTGCTCTCGGCAAACTCCTGATCCTCCACTACTACCTCCGTAGTGAACACCTTCTGCCCGCTCTTGTTCGTATACGATCCGGTCTGGATACGACCGGTGACTGCCATCTTCGTTCCCTTCTTGAGATATTTCTCAACGAACTCTGCTGTCTTGCCGAAGCAGACACAAGGGATGAAGTCTGCGTTGTTGCCGTTGATATTGCTGTTTCTGCTGATCTTCCTGTCTACTGCCAGCGTGTATCTTGCAACACACATCGGATCATTGCCCTGTGTGTATCTAACATCCGGGTCCTTTGTAAGTCTGCCCATAAGTATTACTTTGTTCATTCTTTTTTCTCCTCCAATCATTTAAGCGTCGAAATGTCTGTGTCGTCATATGGTGAATAGGTTTTGCCATAATCACGGACCGCAGCTCCTTTGCCTCTGAGGTAGTCCGAGAAATACAGTTTCTTATCGCCGCTTGTTCTGTAGTTGTAAATGCGCTCAAACTCGACAAGCTGATCCTTCAGCGCAGACATCTGATTATAAGAAGATCTCAATGCCGCACAGTTTCTCAGCATCTTGTCATGGCTATAATTCTCTGTCTCAGTAATGATTTTTACTGCGGTGTAAAACGCGTCGTTCCTTCGGTGTGTTGTTTGCAATGCATATGTAATCTCATCTGCCGCTTTGTGTACACGGATCACTTTGTCGTAATCTAAATCTGTAAAGTCAAGCAGTCCTTTTTCAAATTTGCTCATTGCATAACTTGTTCCGCCTGCTTTTGTACCGTGATTGGCGAGCCTTAAAACTGTTCCTATCGGAAGGTTTGTCGCATTGACTCCGCGAAGCAGAGTAATATATGCTTTGTTTCCGGCCTTTGCGAAACTCTTGGCAAAATCCAATGTTGACCACTTTGTATTAAAGCGGTTCATCCGCTTGCAGTCCTCACTTCCTGCGCCGTGTACAACAATATAATCAATCGGCTTTCCAAGATGTTTAAGTGCTTCATACCTGCCCTGTCCGTCAATGATCTCCATGTTTTCATTGACAATGATCGGATTTGTCAGGTACTTTTCAGATATTGACGCCACCAACTTCCTCACACGTTTTTCTAAAACATCACGATTGTCCGGCAGTCGCTTAAACATGCCATAATCATCTGTTTGGTATATTTTTCCAATGACCCTATTCATTTTGGTCTCCTTTCTTCAGTTCCCCCATCCTTTCAGCAGTTCCTTCCACATTGCAAAATCAAGAGGGCAGTCTGTGAATTCTCCGTTCTCTTCTCCTACAATTACCACTGTGCCGGCAATGATCGTGTTTGTGGGATAGTTCCCAAACTGGAAATTTCTCGGAAGACAGCAGTATTTGCCATCCTCATTAATCAGCATTGCCACACCATCACAGATCTTTACTCTCTCGATGTACCCTTCCACCGTCTTCTGCAGATTCTTCAGCGAAGGGCTGATGTTTGTTACATGGCCGTATTCCTCATCAGGCCGTTTGATTATTGCGCGGATCTTCGCGCCACTAGGTCTGCTCATTGTTACTCCTTTTGCCGTGTGTGTATTTCTCGTTCTTCAAATAATCGTCAAATGTTTCAAATTTCCAAAACAGCGAATTGTTGCACCATCTTTGGAGTTTTCTGTAGACAGGTGCGCAATGCTCCTTGTCGTAGACCATCGGGTATGGGCTGATATTCAGTTCCCTACAGAGTTGTATGCGGTACATATCTTGCTCAATCGTAGTATCGAAGTTGGTAAGGATGTAGACCATCACATGACCTTTGCCTCGATCAAATCCTGTCTTGGCTACGAAGTCTCTCAGCTTCGGCTCAATCAGATCCTTGTCTTGCCATCTGTCGAAAGCAAAGTGTATACTCTCCAATTTGATGTTTTTGAGGATCTCAAGATTCCTGTCGTTGACCAGCCGAATGTCAAGCCCTTGGTTGAAGTTGACTCTCGCCTTGCTATCTGCCAACTGTTGAAGTAACTCCATGTGATTTGGACAAGCAAGTATGTTTGGGTCACACAAGACTATGTTTCCTTGACCATTCCAAAACTCTGATAGGCTATCTGCGACTTGTCTACTGCATCGCCCTTCCTTTGCAGCTACATGGCAAAATCCGCATCCCCTCGGACATCCTCTTGTTAAGAATCCGTATGCGGTTTGCTTCTTGAGAGGTAATCCCCATCCAGTCTGTTCGGGATACAGTGAATAGTCGGGATAACAATGCTCTATCTCGTAGGGCAATGGAGTGTCTTTCTCGGTATCGTAAATCTCCTTGCCGTCCACAAGTTTGATGCAGTAACCAGAACCGCCCTTTTTCACTTCTTTGGCATAGACAGGATGCTCATAATCGGGAGTGAACGAGAACACTTTCGACATATATACCTTGTCGTATTCATCGACCAGTCCTGTCCAAGGATCGTACCACTCAACGTGATCACCCTGTTTCTTGTGCCATGCTGAGATTTTCATCAGAGGAAGATTCGGGTAGTTGTGACCGTCCACATCAATCAAGCCAATTTTTCCCATATCTTTTCATGAATGCCTCTCTGGGCTTCTCAACACCGTTCTGCGCCATTTTCTCTTCGTAGGCCTTCTGCCCTACCTGTCTCAGCCTTTTCATTGCCTGTGCGTCATAATGGACGCCATTTGGAGGTATGTTGTGACAGTAAGGGCACAGATAAACGACCAGCCCATCTTCATCGGAGAGCCTGCGGTTAGGCCCTCCGAAAATGTGGTGTGTTTCCGTCATCCCGTACTGCCCGCATAAGAAACAGATTCCCTTTCGTGTATCAAGAATTGATTTTGCCATTGTTCAACCTCTCTCTCAGTTTCTTCATCAAGTCATCCGGGGCTTCGACTCCATCTCCCCTTTTTTCCTCAATCAAATCCCTTTTGGGAGTGCCAGGAATCGCCGGCTGTGGTGGCCTTACAGAAATTGGAGTGATCTTGTCGATCATTTCCCTCCTCTGGTACTCATCAAACCGCTTGATGAACATGGGCCTCTGTACACTCTCCAATGTTTCAAGTGAAGTGTTGCCCCACTGCCTGAATGTGGTATATCCTCCCACGATCTTCTTTGTAATGTCGGGCAACTGATCCCAATACATCTCTGAATCGGGAGAATATGCCTGCCGCAGTGCTCTGATCAGCTGATTCCATGCCGCCGGCGCGAGCATCGGTGCATCAGTGCTTAACCGATAGGACAATTCTCTAAGGTCGGCAATGGTCGGAGCAAATTTATGAGTCATAATGTAATTCGTGGCTGCCTTGCTCAATGTGGGATACGGAATGTCCTGCAAGGTTGTGTACCAGAGGTTCAGTCCGTGTTGGTCGATGTTCCATGTTGGAAATGCTCCCTTGAGCGATGCCATGATGACTTTGAAGTCATCTTTTGAAAGTCTGTTTACCATGCTTGTAACTCCTCCAAGAATCCTCCTACAGACCCCTTAGGTCTCTGAGGTGTCCAATCGTCATTCCATGCCTCCTGTTGGAAGAAGGTCGAACCCTGTTTGATATATTTGGATTCAATCTTTGACTCATTGATGTATCTGACATATGCCTTGATACCCTCACGGATCGTGTCAATGGAAGTCCCCTTTTTGACTGCCCTCTGAAATGCTGCAAATGCTTGTTTCTTTCCCTTCTTGTTGGGGTACAAATCCCAGAGGTATTCGAACCGTTCCTTAGTCGAGTCAACCGGAGGTTGCTCAAGAGTATTACCTAACCTATCCTCTACTAAACTAACCTCTCCTAAACTAACCTTACCTAACCTATCCTTACCTATGCCGTCCATTGGTTGTCCAATGTCCGTCCATTGGTTGCCCACTGCCTGTCCATTGCCCGTCCGTTTGATGTCTGACCGTTCTTTCTTCTCAATGAGAGGTGCATCAGGAACGATTTTGAGGAGTAAATCCTTGTACATACTGTCAATCTTCCTGTCCGGTCTGATCTTGTTGTTCTCGTTCCAGTCGGTGATATAGGTTATGAGGTCTTCGTTCAGTACCTTGACGAATCCTTTTGCCATTAATACTCTGAGGTCATCCTCTGTGCATCCAACCGCCCTGATCGTGGTGAATGCTTCTACAATGCCGTCATCGTCTGCCCTCATTCCAAGATGGAAGTAAAGTGCCTGTGATGATACTGGCATCTTGAGAAACCTTGCACTATTGATGACTCTCAGAGAGAACATCCTTCTACTTGCCATTTACTTCCTCCAAGTGGTAACAGGTGAACGTCTTTTTGTTTACTGTTACTCTTTCCGCGCTGATGCGGTGCCCGTTTTTCTTCAGATCCGCGATCCGCGCCGCCAGCCTTGTGCATCCAAGCAGAAAAGCATCTCTGCTTGTTATTCCATCATTTTGCCTCATGTATTCGAGTATCATCTCGCACTGGGTCATCTTTTCCCCTCCTTGCCATTTGATAAAGCACCATAAAATCTTCTGTCCTCATGATCGTCAGCCACGGCTTTCTGCTCACTTTCCAGAACACCGCCGGCAGTCCGTCTTTCCTCTTCCCAGCTTCAGCGATGGCCTGATCCATGGCCTTCCTGACATTCAGTTTCTCGACGAATTTACATTCGATATGGATGCCCTGAAGGCCGACCAGATCAGATTCTCTGCAGAACACATATCCCCTTCTCACGCAGGCCCCGAAGCTTCGAAGATAATCTCTCAAGAGTCTTTCCCCTCTCGCTCCTTTCTCGCGTGATGCCTTACCCTGTTTTCTCTTCTTTTCGTCCATGTTGCCTTTCCCATTCTTCAAGTGCTGCCCGGACCTCTCGCGGCATCGGCGGTTGAAGTCCTAAATCCTTCATGTCCTCAATGATGCCATCC